AACTGCCACATGAACTCAGGGCCACCCACGTAGGTCGTAGGCGTCCGGTCCGTGACGGAGCTCGTGTTGCCGAGATTGTCGATAGTCATGCGCTGCAGCCCGGTGCCGTAGCCCATGTGCGTGTAGGTGAAATTGTTCTGCGCCTGCAGGTGAAACTGGCGCACGACGCCCTCAGCGAAATTGCTGATCTGCCGATAGCCGCCGATCTTACGCGGCAGCCCGCGCTGAAACCGGCACCACTGCCCGTCGACGTAGAAGTTCCCCTCGAACTTCGTGCCGTCGCGCTTGATGCCGGCCTCTGATCTGACGTTGACGGGTACGAGCATCGACGGTTATTCCAGTGCAGTAATCTGCGCCTGAAGCGCCTGAAGCTGAGCGAGGAGTTCTTCCTTGGTGGGCGGCGGAGGCGGCGGTGCAGGCTCAGGGGCGGGTGGTTCAGATACCGTTTCGCCGTCCCACAGCCAGCCGTTCACGGCCTCATCCGGCACCTCAATGAACTGATCGGCATAGCCCTGCGGAAACAGGATGCTGGGGTGAGTCATCACCACATCACGAAGGACGCCATTGTCGTTATAAGCCCACTTCATGACATGACCTCTTTAATAAAAAATCCAGACGGTTGCGGGGCCACCATTGTTACTACCACTCTCGCGACCCCCAGCGCCACCGCCAGCCAAAGAACCTCCATAAGAAGTACCACTAGTTGAAGTCTCAGCGCTGCCGCCACCGCCAAGTGCGCCACCATTACCGGGGAGACCGTTAACACCGCCACAGGCCCCGCCGCCCCCGCCAAAACCTCCGTTTCCGGCGGGGACGGCTGAACTAGCTGCTCCGCCGCCCCCGCCGGGGAAACCTTCACCCCCGTTAACATTAGTAGCTGATCCAGTTAAACCACCGCCACCCGTAAGCGCCCTCAAAAGAGGGTCAGAAAATGGAATAACTCTTCCGATACCGGGTCGTATAGTCGCTGCGCCACCGGCACCCCCGGCAAACGAGCCGTTACCCGCACCACCAGCACCGCCACCACCACCGGTACCCGCACCACCGGCACCGCCGATACCGCCGCCGCCGCCTCTGCCAGTGCCGCCCGCAAATCCATTTCCAAGAGGAGAACCGGCAGAGCCGCCGCCGCCGTGACTGCTGCCCCCAGCACCGCCTGAAAAAGAACCACCGCTGGTTAAAGTGCCGCTTATGCTAGCACTTCCGCCTGCGCCACCGGCAGTCCCTGAATTAGCAGAGCCGGGGTTCGCCGTAATAAGCGTAACAGCACTACGCGCAACAGTTGCTACGCCGCCGCTAATCGTGACGTTAATAACTTGACCCGCAGTTACGGCGAGCGTCCCAAAACCAAAACCGCCTCCTCCACCGCCGCCGCCAGAAGCTACACCGGTAATGTCTCCACCCTTGCCGCAAGCGTACAAACGAATGTTTGTAACGCCAGTGGGAACAGTAAAGTTTGCAGTTGTTTGCGTAACAAATTGCTGTGCAAACTCAATTACGGGACCGGTTGCCGGCGCAGCCGCACTCGTCCACGTCGTCCCATTGCTGGTCAGCAGATTGCCCGCAGTACCCGGAGCAACCGCTGTTACCGCAGACGTGCCGTTACCTATAAGCACAGCGTTAGCCGTCAGCGTCGCCGCACCGGTGCCGCCATTAGCGACGGGCAGCGTGCCCGTGACGCCCGTCGTGAGGGGCAGCCCCGTCGCGTTAGTCAGCGTAAGCGCAGACGGTGTGCCAAGATTAGGCGTTGTCAGTACAGGATTCGTGGACAGCACCACGCTCCCAGTGCCGGTAGACACCGTGACGCCAGTACCGCCGTTGGCAACAGCCAGCGTGCCTGTGATACCACCGGAGATGTTAATACCACCTGTCGCAGCCAGCGTCCCAGCCACCGTGACGTTCGCGCCACTAACCGTCAGCCCCGTCACGCCACCCGACTGCAACTCCAGAACGCCGGAGCCGTCGGGTGTGATGATCGCGCCGCCGCTGGTGTTGCTTGCGTTGATGGTTGTCGGCATGGGTTACTCCGATTCAGTATAAGCTACGCAAGGCCGCGTCACGGCGTGACCTCAAGGATCGCGGCGGCCACGTCCATGCCAGCATACACAGTGGGGATAGTGAGTGTGAATGTGCGCAGACCAATTCTTGTGTAAAACACGTTGGTTCCGTTGACGCCGTAAGAATCCGTGGAGGATGCGGAAAAAATAGACAAGGCGCCCGTGTTCACAAAACTTCCCGTCAAGCCAGTAGGACTGTAGTTTGTTACGTTGGTTGAGTTTGTAAACACGTAAAAATTACTACCAATGTAATTAACAGTCACGCCACTACTCGCAGATCCTGTGAATCCCAGCGCTTGATCACTCCAAGTGGCACCGTGATCGGCGCTACGACCGATACTAGTGCCCAAATTACCTGTGCCCGTTATGATTACGCCCGCGCCATTAGTCGCCAGTCCTCCCACATTCTCTCCCGCATTTGCAGTTCGCGCTGTCACAGTCGACCATGAGGCCCCGTTTGTACTGCGATAGATTTGTGGAGGAGCGCCGTCGCGACCAGCGACCCAGTGAGTTCCGCTCCAAACAAGGCAATCCACAGTAGCAGGGAACGCGGCGGCCACATTGGTCCACGTAATTCCGTCTGTCGTAGTTGAAAGTTGACTGGCAGTTGTAAGACCTCCGTAAACTGTGCCGTTATATACGATGCGACCGGGAGCAGCAATACGCCCACCAGTAGCGGCACTAGGGCCATTGGTTACCGCTTGAGTTGTCCAAGTGACACCGCTGTCGGTTGAGCGATAAGCAGAGGTGGTGCTCTGGTAAATAAAATAATCTGTTCCAATTTTTGCTGCATAGATTGTTGTTAAGCAAACAACTGAAGAGACCTGCGTAAACGTAACGCCGGCGTTAGTGCTCCTATAAATTCCGCTCGCGTTGCAACAAATAATTGTGTTACTATCAACAATGGCTACGGGAGCGGCGTTGGTTCCATCAGGAAAAAACGCCGTTACAACTTCCCCGAAAGTGTCAGCAGCCGTCTCGGTCGTTACCAGTTCATCACCAGAAATCATCGTGATCGGCGCCGTAAGCAGGTTTGCAGACGCGGCACTAGCGATGGAGGGCGATGAAAGCGTTGTGGTAGAACCCGACCTGCGAAGACCGAGTACGGGCGATATGCTAGCGCCATTCTGAGTCGTGTTGGTAATATTTACCGTGCGGACAACCGCCTGCTTGCCAGCCGGCACCGTGTAAAGCACGACCGGATTCGGACCTGAAGCTCGCTTGTTTGTGGCGGCCTTTACCTCGACAGTAGACATCTCACATCACCTCACGAAAATTAGGACAGGAACCAAGCAAACAGCAGCGCGTCGTCAATGGGCGGCGGCGGTGGTACCGCAAACGTCGGTGCCAACCCAGCGCCATTCGACGTCAGAACGTGCCCAGCAGTACCCGAAGCGATAGCCCCGAACGCGCCGGCATTATTGACCTGCACTTGCCCTGTCGTGCCGCCCGGAGAGACGCTCGCAAACGTCAGTTGCCCCGTTCCGTTCGTCTGCAGATACTGGCCATTCGTGCCATCAGCGGCAGGCAGCGTCCACTCTGTAATCCCGGCCAGCGAGTTTGGAGCCTTGAAGGCGACGTAGCTCACGCCATTGTTCGTTGCCTCAGGAAGCTGAATCTCAGCGCCCCCGATGGCCGAAGCCGTGACAGAGAAAGGCGTCGCCTGCGATACCGCGACCGACTGCACGGACGCGTTAGGAAACGTAATCCCGGTATCGCCGTTGATGGTCGTGGACATGCGCGTTACTCCGTCGGAGTTTCTTCAGCGGGGGCTTCGATCACCGGAGGCACGTAAGGCTCAGGCTTCACCAGAACGCCGTCGACCCAGCCGTCACCGTTCACAGCGTCGTCAGGAACTTCAGTGTCGTAGAAGACTGCCACGTCGGGGTGGTAGATCTCCGTTGGCTCTGAGTGAGCGATGTCGCGGATGCGGTTGTCTTCAATCCATGCTTTGCGCATATCAATAACCATCCGTCCAATATAGAACTACAGCGCCTGCGCCGCCACCGGATGCCGCCCCACCACCTTGACCGCCGCCGCCGAGGCCGCCAAATCCGCTAGCACTGCCCGTCCCACCACCGCCGCCTCCGCCAAATCCGCCTGAGCCGCCCGTGGTTCCACCACCACCACCACCACCACCACCAAATCCACCTGAACCGCCACCGACACCGGAATTGGTAGTTGTTCCACCACCGCCGCCGCCACCTTGACCGCCCGGCATCCCCATCAAATAGGTGTTATAAGTTGTGTCAGAAGGTATTCCCATACCGCCCGCTCCATCAAGTGCTTGATAAACCATTTTAATAAATGGACTTTCAATCCTAACAGAACTGCTACCGGGAGTTATGCCTGCATATATAGTTGTACCATTATAGCCCGATGGAATTATAGTAGCTGGCGTTTCAGCATATCCGGGACCCCCAAGGCCTCCACGTTGATTACTTACTTTACCGGGCCCCATAGTTCCACCACCGCCTCCACCGCCAGCAGTGTTGCCATTCCCTCCACGGAAATTAGCCCCGCCTCCACCACCTGCCGAATTGGTTACGCTTGTGCACGCACCTCCAACTCCGTCGGGACCAAAACCACCGCCGCCCGCGCCGTTAGATAGGCCACCAGACACAGCACCACCGGCACCACCAGTTCCATAAAAAGAACCGGCAGCGCCTCCGCCACCACATCCAGTTGAGCTAAGCCCGGTCCCGCCTGCGCCGCCCGAAGCTGTTATGATGTTTCTAAGAGTGGAGGACGCAGTGCCAGCCCCGCCAGCCGCTCCGGTGTTGCTTGTAGCCGTAACGCCGCCAGTGGCGGTAAGGAGTGTGCCAAACGAGGATGTCCCCGCCGCAGCGCCTACGGTTATAGTGGGAAGTAATTGCCCCGGAATTGTATCTACAACACCGTATGCAAAACCCCCGCCGCCACCGCCACCGCCGAAACTAGCACTGGCAGATCCGCCACCGCCAAATACAGCGACGCCCATCTGGAAGACGTTGCTGGGCACAACAAACGAAGAAGTCGTAGTCGTGATCAGCTGAAACTGCGTCCAACGCGAAGGAGCCACGCGCGTCGCATAGTTAGGCGGAAGCGGATACCCGTAAGTGCCACGATTCATTTAAAAGTTCCCTCCGTATGCGCTGACTCGAACACCCGTTTGGGCAACCGAAGCGGCTGCGCGCAGCGAGTGTCCGGTCGGCAGCGTCAGCGGCATGATGTTCGAGTTACCGTTGCTGGACAGTGCCAAAGCAAAAGCCGGAGCCGTCGTGCTGCTCGTTACGGCCTGCACAGGAAGCTGCTGCCACAGGATGTAGTTCGTGCCATCGAAGACAAACAGATTGATCAGGCCGGCTACGGTCGTGGCCACGCCTTGAATCTCGATATAATCGATGCGGGTTCCAGATGCGCCAGCCGTCAAGACGGTGCCGACAGTGGCGGGTGCCGTGAGAGACGTATCAGCCGTTGACAGCGTTGCTGATCCGAAGACTGGTGTTGAGGCGTATTGAGCAGACGTGGCCATGTTTTGCTCCTTAGATGATACCAAGCGCGGACTGGGGATCACCCGGTGCCGTATTGCCGCCGTTTACGAATAACACAAATGGTTCTGCACCGCTAACCGGAGCTTGCGAAACCCACGTAGTTCCATTCGACGTGAGGACATTGCCCGCGGTACCCGACGAAGACAGTCCTGTACCACCGTTCACAGCCGGCAATATCCCCGTGAGGCCGCCAGTAGCCGTAAGCGTACCGGTCACAGTTACGTTCCCTGCGAACGTAGCGGACTGATCTACACCAAGCGTGAGTGCAGTGGTGCTGCCATTTGTTTGGAACACCAACAGGCCGGTCGTATCACCGGTTACGGCAATGGCCTGACCACTGGTGGTACCTGATTTGATTGTGCTCATCTTAGATCACTACCCACCGAGCGCCTGATGAAACCGTCACTGCCATCCCTGAGGGGACTGTGATGGGTCCAACAGACATAGCGTTCTGTCCTGAAACAACCGTATAGCTCTCAATAAGCGTGTTGTCGCTGATGAAAAAGCTGTTTGATGCGTTGAACGCTTTCGATTTCAAAATCCCGCTGAGCGGATTGAACGTGTAGTTCGGGCTGCTCGTGTAGACCGTGATAGCAGCGCCAGACGTGGCGTCAGCGAAGATCGGGAAGCGCGTGGCGTTCGTGGTCGTATCGTTGCTGAGCGTAGCACCAGACGGCCCCGGCGTGGTCGACACCCACGTCGTGCCGTTCGACTGCAGGATGTTCCCGTTAGCGCCCGGCGCAACCGTCTGAACCGCGCTGGTGCCGTTACCAAGGATGACGTTATTCAGCGTCAGCGTGGAAGCGCCCGTACCGCCATTGGCGACCGGCAGAATACCGGAAACCCCAGAGGTAAGCGGAACGAAGCTCCAGCTTGCGGACGTGCCGTCGGTCGTGATGAACTTACCGGCGTTGCCTGCCTGACCCGGAAGGGCGGCAGAGAACGCGGTGCTGACGACGAAGGCGGTCGTTGCGATCTGCGTGGTGTTCGTGCCGGCGACGGCAGTCGGAGCCGTGGGCGCACCGGTGAACGCCGGGTTTGCGCTCAATGCAACTACGGTGCCAGTGCCGCTCGTGCTGTAAGAGGTGCCCCATGCCGTGCCGGTGGAGTACGCGATGCCGACGCCCGGAAACGTGTCAGGGCCCGTACCGGAAATCGTAATCGAGCCAGTGCCGTTCGTAATCGAGATGCCTGTGCCAGCGGTCAGCGTGGCCTTGGTCAGCGTGTTGCCGGTAGTGTTGCCGATAAGCAGCTGACCGTTCGTGTATGTCGTCTGGCCTGTGCCGCCCTGAACCACGCTGATTGGCGTCGTAAGGCCCGAGAGGGACGTGATGTCCGCGTTGGCGCCAGATGCAGCTGCACCAATGGATGCGCGTGCCACGGCAGCGTTGACGGCGGTAAAGATCCCGATACCCAGCGACGTGCCGCCGAGATTGATGAGTGCCGTACCTGCAGTGGTGGCGCCGGTACCGCCCTGAGCGATGGCGATTGGCGTCGACAGGTTGTTGGTGTCGGCCTCGACGACGTTCGTGCCGTCGCAGTACAGGATAGCCGCGCCGTTCTGAACGACAGTGACGCCGGTGCCGGCAGCGGTCTTAACGGTGAGCGTGTAGCTTCCGGTCGTCGTGTTGCGGACCCAGTATTGCTGAATCGTGTTTGGCACGATGATCTGCATGTTCGCGGTCAGGACGCCGCTGAACTGATAGGCAATACGGTTCAGGTTCGTGCCGGTCAGCGTGTACGGGCTGGGCTGCCCAGTCAGGCTGATCGACACATAGTCGAACGCGAACGACGCGCTCTGGCCGTAGCCAATTGTGTAGAAGCTGGTGCCGTCAGTCAGGATCCGCGCGCTGTCACCCGGGTTGAACACCAGAGACGCTTGGCCGTTGATGAGCTCGCCGCCCGCAGGAGCGATGGTCAGACCGCCTGAGCCTGAGTTGCGCGCGTCGAAGAACCAGTCGTTTCCGACCGCAGCCGCCGATGGCATCGTGAACGTACCAGCGCCGCCGTTCCATACGAGGACACGAGCGCGGTCTGAAGACGTGAGCGTGTAGTCCGCCGAGAGCAGAGTCGTCGGGGCAGCCTGATTCAGCGTCGTCGTGATGGCCTTGAGGCCGGCCCCAGCCAGCGCACTCGCGGACGGGGATGACGTGCCGGCGCCGTATTCAATCGCGCGCCATGTGCCGTTTACGGTCGCATTGCCCGTAAGATAAATCTGCCACGCTTCCCCAGAGGCAATCGTCTGGATCGTGTTGCCGCTGTTGTCAGCGACCGTGAACGCGAACGCGCCGACGTTGAAGAACAGCGCAGTCTCACCGACCGAAGCCTGAGTGGCGTCGGGCATGCGGATCGTGAAGCTGCCCGCAGACGGCGTGACGTCCATGATGGAGGCAACGACGTTGGTGTTGGTGGCGACTTCAGTCGGCCACGTCAGAGTTACGTTAGCAGTCAGCGCGATGGCGCGATAGCTGACGTTCGCAGAGTAAATGTTTGTACCGCCAAAAGTCGATGTAAAACTGGGCACCTTTAATCCTCCCTGCGGATGATGCCACGATCAGCAATCTGGCGGATATCTTCGCCGTTCAGCGCGGCGACGGATCTGTCGTAGAATCCTTGCCAGATCGGGATGATCTCTTCGTTCTTGAGGAACGGGGCGGCCTCCATAAGCGAGGCGTAGAGCAAGGCGTTTGGCGCGTATTCCGTGAACCAGTTCGTTTGAACGTCGTCACCGAGAAGCGGCGGCAGTTCATAATAGATCAGTTCGTAAGGGAACGGCGCGCTCGGCGTGGGCGCGAAGAACCAATGCTGATAGTCGTAGTCAGCATAAAACCTCGGCGTCCCGGTCAGCGTCTGGTTCGGCCAGTACTGGCGCATATACTCATACGCGCGCGGGAAGACTTCCTGCGTGGTGTTATAGCCGGCGCCCGTGCCAACCCGGATGCTGACGGTTTCGCGCCAGCGGTCGGGCTTGGGGTAGGTAGGCTCTCCCACAGTCATGGTCGATGAGACCACAGTGACGGTACCTTGGATCTTCAGTTCCCGGGCGAGGCGGCGCTCAGCGAGGCCGATCAGGCTGGGAAGCTGGAGGTAGACCGAAGGATCCGTCGCAAGCGTTGCCCCGCGCTCCAGATAGTTCCGGAGGTCGTTCAGCAAGCTGCTATAGGTCATCGCTGTGGCCATGATGCGACCTTATACCACTTTCAGGGGGCTACGCCAGCAGGACAATCTGATTCGCACAAGCAAACCCATTTGCTGTTATGGGCCTCTACCGCCGCTACTGTCTCAGCCGTATCTTTAGTGGCGTCATAGCCAAGTGGCCGGGCAATCGCGCAGTAGCTATTAACGGGAACGGTCGAAACGGTCGCGCAGCCGCTCATCACGGACAGGGTCAGGCACAGCGACAGCCGCCTCACCAAGTTCAATTTGGTGTTTGATGACATCGTCCATTTCCTTAACCGCTTCCTGACGCCCCTGTGTCTGCAACTTCACGTCCCTCCTGTGGGTAAACAGGCGGTCAAGTAGCGACAGCAGGAGCGTCACGAGTTTAATCACGCGCTAGGCTTCTCTGCCAAAACAACGGCAACCAAGCCAGCAATAGCGGCGATAACTGACGATGCGGCGGCGTACAGGTCGCTGGAGACACCAAAGGCCAGCGCGAGGCCCGACAGGCCGGCGTAGGTTGATGGCTCCTTGAGCCGCGTCAGGACGAAGGTTACGATATTCATGTCACTCTCCTAATGGGTATTGCTTCCACGGTAATTCAAAGTGCGGGCCGTCCGGAAATGACCGGCTAAGAATCTTCGCTGTTATTGGCCCCTGTATCGCTGATAGCAGCTTCCAAGTTCCGCCCCACCGTATCGGCACTTTTTCATGGGCGGACGCCGCGCGCATTACGTCTGCCAGCCGATGATACAGCGGCCAGTCCCATGATACGGTGCCGCCGATCATTGGCGCCAGATCAACAGCATGCCCGGTAAGGTGCCGGGAATTAAGCGTATCGGTGGCTTTTTCCGCCAGCAATTGCTTCTGACGATCCAACGTCCGCCACCCTTCCAGAACGGTAAAATCCAGACTGGACATAGCAGCGGCGCGGTGGACGACGCGCACCAGATCCGGATGCACGTCCGTAAGGCGCGAAATAGACCGAGGGCCAAGGACAATGCTCACTGTTTTACGCCCCTGCGTTTTCCATATCGGAAGACGTAATACCATAGAAGGTCGATCATAGGCCAGCCTTTCTGCGCTTGTACGTCAGGAAGGCCGCGCCTTCTTGCACGTCCTCGAACACGCTGACCGCCGGGGCAGCGCCGTCGCGCGGCGTGATGACCGTGACCACTGACTGTCCGCTGCGCTGTTCTGCAAACTGACCTTTCAGCGCGTAGTCGTCGGACTCTTTGTAACCCTTGGCGCGCACCAGCGTGTACCGCCGCCCGCCAGCAAACTCGCCTTGACCGGTGCCAAAAGTATGCTTGTGAAACGCTGCGTAGATGTCGGCATGTTCGTCAATCATTGCCGCCCGCTTCAGGCCGTGCAGTTCATTGTACATCGAATGGCCTTTGAAGTCGTGCCGCGCCCAGACACGGGTGACGCCGCCGCATGGTGAGATTAATTGTAGCTTGGCGTCCCAATCGCGCATCAGGATGCGTTCGGTGTTCATGCCTTCAAAAATTCTTTTTCCGTAATTCCATGTGTCGTGGTTGCCCAAAATCCACAGCAACCAATTGACGCCTAGATGCTTCAGCGCCCACTCGACCAGTTCCCAGCCTTCTGATACCGTGGCGGACTGTTCGCCATACAAGCGCTCCAACTTGCCGACCCAGTTGTTAATTGAGTCCCCGCCGTTTGCGCCATACAGCCCTTCGGTTTCCGCGCAGGTTGTGGCGTCACGCTCAAAGCCGACCAGATCGCAGTACGGATCGTCAAGGTGCGGATCGCCGAACCAGCAGATGGCGTATGGCCCTTTGATTGGTATCCGCACAGTCTGCCAAGCTTGCGCCTGCGCGTGAGCAATCCGCAGCGCGTTGCGCTTCTTCATCAACTCTAGGCGTTCTGCAAACGACAGATCGGCTGGCGGCAGCGGATCTGCCTTGGGCCTGTCAAGCGATAAAACAGCGGCTGACCGTTCCAGATGGCGACGGCAGGCGTTTTGGACAGCCGCCTTACTGACGCCCAGTTTACGCGCTGCGGCGCTTTGGCTGCCAAGAACGGAGGCTAACTCAGCTATCTTAGCGTCGCCCTTTGGGTCAACGTCATACTGATTGACTGCCATAAATCACCTTGTGAAGCAGCCTTTCAGACAGACTGCGGTGGTTAGCTAATCTTTAGTACGATAGTGAGCAGTAGCATGATGATCGTGCCCGCTGCACCAACGCCGATGTTTTCAAGGCGTTTAAGACGGGCGCACAGGCCGTCATAGCGAATTGCACACACCTCCTCATGGGTGTTTAGCCGGGCCTCAGTCTGGTCGATTGCAGCCATAAATAATTCCGTTACCTAAGATACCGCAGCTTATAGATGGCGTCGAGGTAGACCCCCGTCACGTTGTCAATCCGGTTCCCAACGGCGCGGTTGCCTTTGCAGATCTCTTCGTGATGCTCCTCAATCCACTTGGCGTCAGCCTCTAGGCACTTCAGGCTATCGCTCATCGTCTGCTCGGGAACCGGGATTGCTTTAATGAGATCGAATGCGCCCTGATACGCCTCGACCAGCGGGTCGATGGTGTCGATCACGCCGTCGTAGAATTCGCCCAGAGCCATGTGCTTGGCGAAGCTGCCTTCACCCTTGGCACGCCAATGCTCGAAGTGCGCCAGATTGCGCGCATAAAACACGCGAGAGATAAGCTCCTCGATCATCAGGCGATTCGCATCACAGGGCAGATGATCGACGGAATTGCCGGGGCAATGGCGCCGGCAACGAGATGCTCAACAGTGACTGCGACATTCTCAGGGAGCCACATAATTTCAATGTATTGCCCTGCGGTGACAGTGTCAAAAAAGCTCAGGCTGAAGATGGCAGAGCCGCCGTCACCTATCTTTGGAACCGTGATAATCGTGGCTGAGTTCGCAATATTGGTACCATTTTTTCGGAACCATATAGTGGCGTCGTGATCGGCAGCGGCGGAGTTCGCAAACTGGATCGACGGTGCCAGCATGTACGTACCCGCAGCCGTAAACGTAATCTGTGTGCTAGCAACGACGCTAATTCCAGTTCCGGTTAGGTCAGTGTTAAACGTCACAGCGGTTGCCGCCGCAACGTTCCCAGTCTGATCCACAGAGCTAGACGGCTGAGCAAACGCGCGCCCTGCCAGATCGGCGTATGGCACAGTTGCAGCCGCCGTAAACGCGGACGTGCCGTTGCCCTTGACGTACCCTGTGAGTGTCGCCGCGCCGGTGCCGCCAGTTGCGACCGTGCGGACGTTCGTTGCCGTCGCCGCGATGTCAGAGGCTGCCACCTTGCGGCTGAAGCTGCTCTGGACGATCTCCAGCTGCTCGGTCCCCGCGAGCGGGGTGGTGGCTGCTGTAAGGTCAGGGATCTTTACGTTAGCCATTATGCCAGTCCGTATAGCTGATTAAGGTAAAGCGAGAAAGCGTTAGCAGCGACTTCCTGAGCATCCGTCTGTGCGTCCTGAGAGTCGGGACGCGGGTTCCTCACTGGGACAGGATCGGGACGCAGGAGCAGGCGGCTAAAATAGGGCTGAGGAACATCGTCGCAGGAGGCGCAGACGTAGAGCTTCAGCCCAACCGGAGTCGAGCCGCCGCGATAGTCCTTCTTCTCCCGGAGGTGGGTGTGCTGCACGAGGAATCCGCAGCCATCGCATATCGCGATAGCTCTCGGATCCTTGGCATCGAACTCGGGCCCGGTCCGATGCTTCTTTCCCCGTCCATATGCGTACTGCATCAGTAGCCTCCGGTGGGATCAATGGTGATGCGGAGCGGCACCCTTTCACGGTCTTCGGCAGCTGCACGATCATAGGCGCCGTCGGCGAGACCCTGAAGGAACTGCAGGCGGTCAGGCGCAAACTTCACAGCCAGCTTGGCGGAGAGCCCGGCGGCGATTGCTTCCATCCAGCGGTTCGGAGCGTCCATACTATCCGTGAATGCGCCGGCATCCTCCTGCACCTTCATGCGGTGATAAAAGAGCGTAACGCCTGCGGATTGCGGCGCCTGCCAGATGTAGATGCGTGGCGTGATCGTGCGCTCAAAATAATACTGGAACGGGCGCTGACCCAGCTGCGCCTTATTCGGGATGGCATCGTATTCAGCGCGGCTGATCGGCGACATCATAAGGTCAGTGGCCTGAGCGCCTGACATCGTGCGCGTGTAGACCTGCAAGAGCGACACCGTGCGGGGCTGCAGATCGTAGTAAAGCGTGCCCGGGGTCAGCACAATCGACTGCAGATCCACGGCCCACAGGTTCGGGCCATTGTTCGCCCAGTCGGAGAACATGTAGTTGATCGAGCGACGGGCGCTGTCGATGTCATTGGAGCTCAGCGACGAGGGGTTCCGCCCCACGCGCTCGTAGGCTTCCGTGATGATATCGATCTGTTCGGTCGTGCCGAAATTATATGTGCCCGAAGTGGTCATCGGAACCTCGCCGCCTTTTTGGCGATGGCTTTGGGCTGAGCGACAAACTGCTTACCCGCCTTTTTGCCTTCGCGCTTGGCCTTAGTCGTAGCAGCATATTCGCTCGGAGTCAGCGATTTAATCGCCGCCGCGGGGAGATAACGCTCGCCAGTCTTGCTCGACGGCTTGCCCGACTTCGTGGTCCATTTCTGATCAGTCCAGTCCTTGAGAGACTGCTGAGGCTTTCTAATCGGCATAACCGCCGCCTTTGGCTTTATATTCCTTGGCCAAAAGCTGCGCCTTGCGCCCACTCCACTGCCCCGCCTTGGTGCCGTGGGTCTCTCGGCCCTTGATGCTGTTAAACAAACGCTCGCGGAGGCCGGGCTTGGTGTAGTTCCCGGCCTCGTTCACACGCGATTGTTTGCGGCCACGCATTACTCGACCTTGGCTTCCGGCTCGGCTTCGACGACCGGAGCCGCCTTGGCAGCCTTGGCAGCCTTGACCGGAGCCGGAGCGGGGGCAGGCGCCTTGAAGCCCAGCATGTCCTGCAGCTGCTCGTCCGTCAGGGCTTCCCACTCAGCAGCGGTCATCGCCACTTCCTGACGTTCGCCCTTGGCGTTCTGATATGCGCGAGTGATCATGATAGACTCCCTCAGTTGTAGTATTTGGTCATTTCAAGGACGAGCGTGTACGTGTCACCCGAAGTTTGATTGAAGGTGCTCAACAGGATGTTTCCGGTTTTCCCGGCGCCTGAATTGTTCCGCAGGCCGCCGAAGCTCGTAAAGTCAAACGTGAACTGATTGTTCTGCGCGCTGGCAAAGAAAATCACATCCGTGGTCGCATCCCATAACAGGCGGAATTCCATGCCGAAGCAGCCCACATGAATCTTCTGGACGCTGACGCCGGTGCACGCCTGACCCAGAGCGTTCGCCGCAAGGTTTGCGACGTTGACCTTGGTCACAAGCGACTCACCTGTGCCGTCCGAGACGTTGGTGAACAGCATGACAGCGGTCGTCTGGTTATCCACCAGAGTCTGCGAAGTTACTGCGTCAGCCATTATTTCATCCCTTTAAGAGTCATGGCAAAGCGAGCGCGCTGACCCAGCTTACCGGGTGCTTTTGCGGCGGCTTCGAGCTTACCTGCAGGGATCGGCATGCCAGCCTTTGCCCCGAGTTGTTTGCGGAGTGCGCCGGGCTTTTTAATGGCTTCGGCGATGAAGTTTTTCTTGCCACGCATGTCAGCAGTTCCACGCTTTGCGGGCGAGCCGCAGCCGAGAGTTAGGATCTTTAGCAGCCTTCGGAAACATCTTCATCTGCCCAGCAGAGCGAGCGCAGTAGCTATCGCGACGCGAGCCACCTTCCGGCTGAGGGCGCTTCAGATTACTCCCAGTGGCAGCATTGTAAGCCTTTCGGCCAGCCTCGTTGAGACCGCCCTTCGGGTTCTTATGCGCAGCCTTGAACTGGAAATCTTTCTTCGCGCGCATTCCGGTCTCCATATAACTGGGGCGACCCGAAGGCCGCCCCAATCATTAGGCTTGAGTGACGCCGTAAAGGCCAGTCTGAGTATCGTCATCAAAGACAAACACCCAGAGCGTCAGGCGCTTCGTGCCATCAGCAGCGTCAGCGGGAGCAAAAGTACCGCGAACGTCGCCGGTGGTGGTCGTTGCAGGGCTTGTCGTAACAGCTGCTGTAAACGTGCCGGTCGTCACAAACGCGCTGTTCCAAGCGGTCAGCACGTAGTTACGGCTGTCCGCACGGATCGGAAGACCGAAGACGTCACCGGTGCCCACGAAGAAATCGGTGGCAGCAGCCGAAGCCGCGATGCTGGTGATCGTCTTGAAAGCCTTCTTACCGGCAACGGCGGTCGTGCCGTTCAGGGTAATCGCTTCCGACATCGGAATGCCGTAGACGTCAGTGCCCGTGATGGTCAGCACAGCCGTAGCAGCGCCAGCAGCGTCGACAACGACGTTCCGGGGAACGTCGAGGGTGACGGTGCCCCCCGAAGCCAAGGCGCCGTTCAGCGTAGCGTTGCCAGCCGCAGCCAGCGTCTGCTGAGCGCAGATGCCGTCGGCGTCCAGCGTAGCCGGAACCACGTTATAAACGTTGATCGGCGACATGAAGACGCCGGGTTCACTAGCGGTGCCGTTGTTGGCGAAGTTCCTGCCTGCCCGAACGCCGTCAGAGAAATGAGTCATGAGTTTTCTCCATAGCTAAGGGTGGGGCCGAAGCCCCACCCCCGGGATTTAGGAAGCGCCCTGCGAACCCCAGCCTGCGCGGAAGTTCGAGCAGCCGAACGAGTAACGCTCAATGGCCTTCGCCTTGAGGTTGTCGGTGTCGAAGTCCGTGTAGACGTCGGTTTCCAGCTTTTCACGCTCGTAGTACTTGAAGCCATTCGGAGCGTCAGTCAGCAGGAACCAGCCGTTCGTGTCGGTCAGGAACATGTTAACGCGATGACCCTGCGGAACCGCCGAGTTGTTGTAAATCGCGTTAATGTCGTTGTTCGCCGTGTCGACGCGGAACTGCGACTGGAGCAGGCGGGTAGCCGTCCACTGCAGTTCAGCCGGAACGATCAGCTTCGTCGGCTTCGTCATGATGCGGAGGCCCGCAGCATCACGGAAGCGCTGAACGCCAACGATGGCGTCCTGAAGCGAGGTTTCGTTCAGGTCGGCTTGGACCGAGAAGGTGTTGGCGACAACACCGTTATCAATCGGGTGCGACGTTGAGAACAGCGGCTGGCCATCACCAATCGGGAAGTTCGACGAGAAGCCGTTGTTCAGAACGGACGCGCCGAGAACTTCCTTGGTCTGTTCCATCGACTGGCGAAGAGCCTTCGCCTGCAGCGGGAACGACGACTGGTACAGGTTATCCTTGATAGCCTGACGGGTGATGATGAAGCCGATGCTGGTGTAGCGGTTCACGTAGTTCGTGACGAACCGCTGGCCCATTTCACCGTAGGCGGTCGAGGCGCCTTCAGCCTTGATCTGAGCCAGACCAAGCAGCTTGACTTCGACTTCGATTTCAACGGCCTTATCGGACGTGTGCTTCTCGAAGATCTCCGACCACTGACCCGGATACATCGGATAGTCGCCGAAAACGGCGGCCAAACCGGGCCGGAGCAGGTCGCGGATTGCGGTAGTGTTAATAGCCATTTTTCAAATCTCCTGCTGGACCGATCAGAGGCCAGTCACCCCACCCCGATAGAGGTGGTTGTTGATGACAACGAGCCAGTTCGCGAAGTTTCCAATGGCGTTACCCGGGGTCGGGTCCAGCTGCAGGATCTTCAGGTTCAGCGTCGAGGTTGAAGCTTCAGTCGAGTTGTCGAGCGACACGGCTGAAGTACCCGTTGCGGTAGAACCGGCGGTGTACAGGAAGTTCGCGTTCAGACCACGATCAGCAAGGGCCAACGGGGTGCCCGCGGCGCCAGAAGCATTCGTTTCCTGAATGGTGAACACGGTGTTGGGATCGTCGATCACAAGAGCTTCAACGACCGAGCCGGTGAGAACACCGGGGTTACCCGGCCAGTAGTTCTCGAAACGGACGCGGCCAGTGCTGTCGATGAACTTGACGCCCCAGAAAACGCCAATAGTGGTTGCACCCGCGACGCCCACGCCAAGCGTGCCATCGGAGAGAGTGGTGACGGGATCGCCACGGAAGAGTGCGGTCGCGTAAGCGTTAGCAATCTGATACGGATTAGTCGCGCCAGTCCAAGCAGAGCCATCCAGCTTCTTGACGGGGACGAGCCCCTGAGGCGCATTGGTACCGTAAGCCATACGGATTCTCCATGCTGAAGTTGAGGGTTGGTTTCTGCCGGTACGTAACGGCAATCGTTTTTTTGCTACGATACGTGACGTAGCCTCGGGGTGAGCCTGCCATACTCAGGGACCACGGTACGTGACGTGGTGTCGGTGTAGATGTAAATTATGCTTAAATAGAACGACTGTCAACAGCATACAAAAAGACCCCCGCCCAGTTTCCCGAGCGGGGGTAAGTTGCCACAGCGAAGGGAAACACACTGTGGACCGGAGGTTAGTCCTTGAACGAAGTGACGCGCTCGAACGCCACTCCGGTGCCCTTATCCTCAAAGCGCGGCAGGTTCGGGTCGTTCTGACCGGTCCATGCTACGTCCTGCAGGGTTTCGATGTTTTCCAGATCGCGCTCGCGATTGCGCTCCTCGACGTCACGGGTCGGGCATTCGCAGAGCATCAGACCACCGCGACGGATAACCATCACTTCGGTGCCCTCATAGCCCGGAAGCGGAGGCGGAACCATCTCCGGGTGACGGCCAGCGGGAACCGGCTGCCAGCCGCGGATCATGCGGTCGGTCATGTTATCGGGATCCGGCTCGTT